CCTAACTCACCTCTTGGATACTTTATTCTAAACTCTGAGTTAGCCTCTAGATCTTTTGTTATTAACTCTATCTTTGTAGAGTGTTGATTTAATTTTTCGTGAATGCCAAAATAAGCCCACGTTCCAACCGCGATCATCGCGATCAAACTGGCAACCGTCTTCATCGGCATTTGTACAGCTGCGGACTCAGAAATTTTAAGGGCCATAATTAGAAGGTCCTCCAAAGATTCCCAACAAAATAATCAGTATAAAAAGTATTATAGTCATATAATAATTCATTACTATCTCCTGTTAACATTTACACTCCTCACAGGTACATAAACCATATTCATCAGCATGTAACCCATCATCACAATGACATTTGTGATGACAATTTTTACAGCTCTTCATCTCTGTATCCGTATCCATCTTTTCTATTTTTCCATCTTTTATTCCAAGCATATACACTCATCCAACTTCCAAACGACTCCATCCACGATAAAGGTAAATCTATCGCTCTTCTTATGAATCTTCTTATATCACTTATCGCGTCAGGTATTGTTTTCATAAGTACCGGGTGATGTCAGTCTCCCGTCATCACCCTATCTTACACGCGTGTTAAGAATTTTTCAATTAGTTTTGCCAAAATTTTGAAACAATGCTGTCCCAAATAGCTTTTATTTTAGCCCAAATTTTTTTAACCATAGTTTTTTCCTTTGGTTTTTCTTTTAATTGTTTAAAGCTCATTTTTTTTCCTCTATTTCGTAGAAGAACTTATCAGTGTCTTCTGTTTTCCATTTACCCGTATCTTCAACGTTCCATTCGTTAGTCTGCACTTTCCAATCAGGTATGTTATCTTTTACAGTAAAAGAAGGTAAATCCCATATACATCTGTTATTTGGTTGTGCTGCAAAATTGCCATCATCAAGAGCAATAATGTGAGCGCACTTATGTTCGTGCGGTATTTCCGAATGGTCCGGATCCATTATATTAGTTTCTGGGTGAGCAAAGTCAACCGTAAATAAATATCTACCGTGGTGCCATTTTTTATCTTTACCAATGTATTTGCCTGAAGCTGCGCTTAGAATAGACCAGCAAGTAACAGCAGGATAATAAGAAAAAGAATTCCAAAGCTCAAGTTCATCAAGGCGTCGCTTGGGAACGTTTTCTGGTTTATATCCTTGCTGAATAAACGCGCTAATAGGAAGGCGATAAAATATTGCACCGTTACCCATAATAGCGTGAAATAATATAGCCCTTCCACCCATACACGATAAGCCGAAGATAATACAATCTTCAACTTCGCCATGATGTTTTTTAAGATCATAAAGATATTCTTTTCTGATCTGTGCGTAGGTCGCCGGTATGTTTGCATTCAAATATGCCATTACTTAATTTCACCCCAGTTAGCCCCCTTTTCATAATCTACTTTATTAGGAACTTGTAATTCAACTGCAGCCTCCATAATTTTAATTATTTCTTCTGCATGTACATCAGATTCAACAGAGATATCTACTTCATCATGAATCTGTATGTGTGGTATTATACCATTCTCGTAAAGACATACCATAGATTTTTTTGTCATATCTGCTGCACTTCCTTGTATTAATTTATTCAAAGCTTTGTATGTAAATGCACGCTTCAAGGGCTCATCATATTCTTTTCTAGCTTCTTCTAAAGGTAATGGTTTAAAAACCCCAAATTGAACAGGCTGCCATAAATCAAAATGACATGCACGACCTAGTAAAGTTCTGATCTTACCTCTATCGTTTGCTCTTCTGGATACATTATCCATAAGCTGTTTTACAAACGGAGCTTTGGTATGATACTGCTTAATTAGTTTCTCTGCAGACTCTTTCATCAAACCTAACTCTGCCATCAATTTATTTTTACCCATTCCATACATGAGACCTAAATTAATCGTCTTAGCTTGCTTTCGTTCTATGCCTGCCATATCGGCCACGACCTGGTGGAAATCAGCGTCTCCGGCGTTGTATGCGTCTACAATTTCATCAACTCCTGATAAATTTTGCAGTTTTGCGTAATGCACTAAAATTCTGGGTTCTTGTTGTGAGTAGTCAAAACTACCCCAAACGTGTTTATCTTCTGGTATAAATATAGATCTAATCATAGGACCAAGTTCAGGATGTCTTGCAGGTATTTGTTGTAGGTTTGGATTAGACATACTAAATCTTCCTGTAACAGTTCCACCTTGGTCTGATCTAATTTGATTTATGTCTGCGTGTATTCTACCTTTGTGTTCATGTTTAGTTATTGAATCTATAAATGTAGTGTGAGCTTTGTTTAGTTCTCTTGCTTCTGCGATAGCTTGTGGTAATTCGTGTGGATGATTCTGTAAAAAGTTTTTTGTAAAACTTGGTTCATTACTCTTTGCAGTTCTATCGTACGGAAGTTTAAGTTTATCAAAAGCTTTTGCTATTGATCTAGCTGCCATAATTTCTACGTCTACACCAGTTAAATTTTTTATTTTTTTTATTAAAGACTCTTCCCTTTTGATTAAATTTTGTTTAATATTTTGTGCTTTTTCTAAATCAACTTTAACTCCCTTGAATCTCATATCAACAAGACATGGAAATAATCTTGTTTCTAAATTAAAAATGTCCATCAGTTCTTGATTGTACATTTCTATTTTTAATCTTTGCCAAAGTTTAAGTGTAGACTTTGCATCTTGTTCTGCATACTGGCCCACAAACATTGGAGGTAATCTCCACATGTCTGCTTTAGGATCTAGTCCATATTCTTTTGCAGCTTCTATTAAAATCTTTTCATCTTTACTTTCACCTGCATAATGTTTTGCTAATGTATTTAACTGATAACTTAATCTGTTCTCATCAATCAATGATGCAGCTATCATGGTGTCCACAATGGGTCCTTTTATGGTCAACCCTGCTGACCTTAACCAGCACACATCATACATAGCATTATGAAATATAAACGTAGTATCTTGTTGATTTAAAATGTCTTGGAGCCATTTTAAGACCAGTTTTGGGTCCATATTACCACCTTGCTCATGATGTATCGGATAATAGCCTTGCCAGCCCTCTACGGCCACCGCAACGCCAGCAATGTGGCCTCTATTAATGACATTACCAGATCCAAGTGATTTTAGGTCTGGATCGTTCGTTTCTAAATCGATTGCTATTTCTTTGTATCCGCGCAGATCTTTTAATTCATCTGGCATTACCCACTCTGTTTCAGGGGTGAATAGGGGCATTTGTGTTCTTCTCACGAGTAGTCTCTCTCCTTTACCATTTCTAGATAATGTATAGCTTTATCTATATCTTGTATGCCTCCCTTTTTGGAATGCCTACATATATACTTTATAGCGTTGGCTTCCGCAAAAAGCAACCTATTCTTGTTAATGAATTCTGCCGGCTGAATGACAAAATCTTGGTAGTGTGAACCACCTATCTGCTTTTTTAATGACTTCATAATATATAAGCTCGATCAAAGTTCTTTGGATCTAACACATGCAATTCACGCTTCGCTCTCGTCGCTCCAGTATAGAATAATCTATGTAATTCATCTGGGTCATGACTGAAAGTTTCTAGTGCTGCATTGGTTAGATCTTGCATAAGCAAGACTTTATCGGCTTCACCTCCTTTCGCTCCATGTATTGTTGACATAATGATACGCGGATTTTTGTTTATCTGTTCTCCATTCGCCCGCATGTTACGAATGTAGTTTTCTGTGATGGTATCTAAACCATCAAAGGCTTCATACCAAACTTTATCTGTGAGTAATCCATATTTTTTTTTACATTCACTTACAGTATATTTTTCTTCAGAATGAAAAAGTTTACCTGATCTAAAAGCAGGTGATACGTTTGCACCAAGATATTGATATATATTTTTTATTTCGATAGGGCCTAACAAACTTGTAGCTCCTTGTATTGGATCTTCTTTACGCCATTTTTCCCAGTTATTTAAAGCTATTAAAAGTTTTAATGGAACAGAGTTAGATCCTTTGTGTTGGTAATACCAACCTTGTAATTCACATAAATCTTTTACATCATCAAGAAAATGATTTGCTGATGATAAAACTAACCAGTTACCCTTTGACATATCAACTTGTGTTACATCAGAATATCTACGAAGTATTCCATGTTCTGTTCTTGGTTTGTAATTTTTATCAAACCTGTTATCTATTTTACTAATTATCTTTTGCGATAACTCGTGTATAGGTCCACCAGGTATCCTGTATGATTGATCTAATACTTTAATATCATTAACTTCTTCTTTCAAAGCTATGAAGTGATCTACATCTGCACCAGCCCACTTAAATATTGCTTGGTCATCATCACCTGCTATATAAGTTTTCTTTGCGTTAACCCACAAAGATCTAACCATCTCCCATTGTATTAAAGATAAATCTTGTGCTTCATCTATAAATAAAGCTTCAAAGCTTTGTTTATTTTCTTGTGCAATAAAGTCTTCTAACAAATCTGTGAAGTCTTTAAGTCCTTTTTCCTTTTTATATCTTTTTAATTCTTCTGATAGTAAATATAAAGTATCTCTTTCTATGTCTAATATGTTTTGTCGAGAGTCATAGTATTCTAATAGATCCATACGTTTAACTCTAGCTGTATTCATAATAGTCAAGTATTCATTATCTGAATTAAATGTGCCATCATCTTCTGAATATTTACCTGTTTTAATAGGTATACCAACTAATTTACCAAACTCTCTGTAATTTTCCGCCGTCATCATTTTTTCTTTTGACATAGCCAAACGACTGAAAGCATAAGAATGTAGCGTTCTAAAGTTTTCTAAATCTTTTTCTGCATCAAGACCAAATTTTTCTGCAGCTCTTGTCGCTGCTTCTCTTGCTGCTTTTCGTGTAAAAGAAAAGTATCCGATTTGTTTAGGCCTTATCCCTTGTTGTATGAACTGATCGACTAAATTTAACAACGTTGTTGTCTTTCCTGTTCCGGGCGGGCCTAATATTATGGTTTTCATATTTTCTTAATCTCCTTATTAATATATCTATTTTTGTTTCTAATAACTCGTTTCGTCCTCTTTCTAACTCGTATCTTAGCTTCCAATTAATTCCTATTTTGTTCATGTGATTAAATGTAAGTAGATCCAAAATGCTGTAAACATTGTCACCGTTAACAGATCCATTCTAGCTAACATTAGTAAACCTCCTTATGGTATTCAACTTTTGAAACAGACGCCTCTGTTTGTTTCATGGTTTTTATTTTAATTAGTCTTGGTTGTTGTTTTTTGATTCTAACTCTTTCTTCAGAAACAAATACGTCATTTAATCTTTTTAAAAGATTACCTGTTTTAATTTTGTCCATTTCCCAATTATTCTTTTTAAGAAATGCATAGAAGTCATCCATTCTAAAATATGTAAATTCTTTATTCTCATCTGTGAAAGGTAGTTTGTTAAATACGTCATCCATTGTTCTTGCTGATTGTCTGTTCGTAGTCCAGTCTTGTAACAAACCAGTAAGTTGATTTGTTGGATTTAAAGATTCTAATGGTTCTACTTCTTGTAGATTATTCATCATAGGTTTTAAAAAAAACTGTTTCCAATCTTTTGCCTTGTGCACAGGCACAATCAAATTAGCTTGATCAAGACATGCTAATGCAAACAAAGGTGAGCTATACAGTTGTTCTGTTTTTAGTTCGATCCGCGTTCCATCCACATCTAAAAACCATTGTGGTGGAGTTGATTTGTATTTAGTTAAGTTACCTAACATTGGCATTTCTTCTTCACCAAAGCCCACACCAAAACGTTTTGTTCTACATAGACCTGATTGACAGACCGCGTTGATTGGTGCGTCTTTACATCTATACTTGTCGTAACCTTTTCTATTTACAGATTTGATTAATTGTTGAACCTCGCTATTACTTAACTTAGGTTCCATATATTTTAAATTAGCTTCTACAATTTTATCTTCCCAACTATCAGGGTGTGCTTGTTTGTAGTAAACAGCAATATTAAATAACGCATTGTTTCTAGATCCTTCACCAAAACCAGTTGATGCCAACTTGTTTAGACAAGGAGGTCCAGAAGGAAATGCTTCTTCTATCTTTTTATCTTCAAATTTTATTTCTCTGACCTGATTTTCTGTGCACGCATACTGATCATACATAGAATAGAATGATTCTAAACTAGCTGCGTTGCCTTGATCATCGATTGCATAACGCAAACCTTTTGTTTCATTGTAATAAGGTAGATTTAAAAAGTTACCTGTGTCTCCTCGTTCTACAAGTATTTCTGTTTGTTTAGGAAATATTTCAGATCCCTCGTACCCTAAAACTTTAGATATTTTTTTAAGTGTGCCTTGCATGAGTGATGCAGGTATAAATTCTTTTGTAAATAAGAATACATGTGCACCACCTGATTTTGATCTACAAACTATTAAGGGGTAATTAAAATTTCGTATGCTTTGAATGAGGCTGCTGTGGTC